AAAGCATATGTCAGAATTGTGTGATTGTGGAATTCCACAAATGTATTGTGATACATGTAAATTTGTGAGTCAAGCTGCAGCTACAGCCTCTGGTTATTTTTATGCAATTGGTTGCTAATGACCTTGTTACAAGAGATACCCACTAGACAACATATGGTTTTTTACATATTATACGCTTGCCATATGTCAAGTGTTTTTGCTGCTAACTATGGATTAGAATTTTATTTGATGGGAATAAAATTCTTGACTTGGTCATTTGTATGGGTATCCATACAAAAGGGTTACAGAAAGATGACACATTACTTATTGGCTAAGACCAGTTCTTTTGAAGAAAAACTTGCTCATATGAAAAAGACAGGAGAGAGAAAGTTTAAGGAGATAGTTGCTTCTATAGATATAGGTGCAGATGCTCTTAAAAGAATGTCTGTGTGTGCTGGAGTAGTTACGGTGGTAGTAGCAACCTATGTGGCATACAATGCAATGTCTTCCAAAGAAGAAAAGAAAGAAGAGCCAAAATCGCAAGGATTGGAACAGACTTGGGAAAAAGAGAGTGATGATGGCACTACACAACAATCTAGGTCTATTAGCAGGAAAGATTTTAAGAGGAAAATACAGGCTAATTTCTACAAGATAACTAGAAACTGTTCCATTAAGAATAAGGCAATGTCTACCAGCATTCTTTTTATCAAAGGTAATCACTTTATTGGTAACATCCATATGTTAGAAGGTGCACAGGAGATATTGATAGAAAAACAATGTGAATTTGAGTCGGGGATCAATCTCAAAGTTGTAGTTTGGAATCCAGTTCTAGTTCACAAGATATCGCATGATTTAGGTATCTATCAATTACACAACTTTAAGTTACATAAGGATATAACACCCTATATCACTGGAAAAAGGTTCACTCAGGGTTTTGTTGAAGTTAAAGGAATTAAAACATGAGGAAAATTAGGTAGAGGACCTTGGACCAGAGAGGTGCCAAATATGCCTTCTGTTTTTGAATATGTGCAAGACGTAAGAGTGATGTACAATATTGGACAGAGGCTTAGATGTGGTGAACCTATCTTGAGTGCGAATCACAATATTATATTGGGTTTTCATGTAGCAGGGAAGGAATCTACTAATTCCAGTTTGGGTGAGACTATCACTAGGAATGACGTTGCGGTCACTATAGATGCGTATAGTGTTAAATCACAAGCTCATGAGGAAATTGGGGCACTATCTAAGAAAAGTTCTTTTTATTACAATAAAGGTAATGGGATAGCAAAAGGTACTACTTCTCGGATTCCACCTAAACTTAAAAGTAGAGTACATCCAGTGTTGCACTCAGAGAAAGTTGTAGGAGTGTTTGGCACTGATATTAAAAGATTTGTAGCACCATCATTTACTAGAAGTCCTACTAATCCATTATCAGATCCTTGGCACATGAATCTTAGGACTTTGGTAGCGGAGAGAAATTTTAGAACTGTGTGACTCGAAAGAGCTGTGAGTT